GACCGACGGGCCAGCATGGTCGCCTCTTTGCCTTTTTTTGTTTATGAAAATAAAAACGGCGTCCGCACCTTAGCCCGCCAAGACCGGCTATATTTTTTGCTGCACGAATCACCCAATTCCCGGATGACGCCGTACGAGTTCTGGCGCGCCATGATGGTCAACCACGACCTACGCGGGAACGCTTACGCTCGAATCGTGCGTGATGACAAAGGCGAGGCGCTGGCCATGTGGCCGATGCCTTCCGATCAGGTTGAGATGGTCGTCATGGATGACGGCGCACTCGTCTACCACTACAGGGTAGGCCAAGACATCGCCGTATTAGCAGAGTCCAACGTCCTGCACCTGAAAGGCCTTGGCAACGGCACAACGGGTCTATCCAAGCTGGACTATATGCGCGCCACCACCGACGAGATGGCCAAGGCGCAAAGCAATGCTACAAAGGTATTCGGCAATTCCGGCAAGCCTACTGGCGTGCTGATGATCGACCACACGCTGACGCAAGATCAGCGGGATTCGGTTAGGCAAGAATTTGCGTCGCTCAGCACCGGCCCGACTGCAAGGCTGGCCGTCCTTGAGGCCAACATGAAATACCAGCAACTCTCGATCAGCCCCGAGGATCAGCAGTTGCTTGAGTCTCGTAAGTTCGGGGTTGAAGAAATATGCAGATGGTTCGACGTACCTCCGGTGCTCGTGCACCACAGTAACGTGACCACGTGGGGTAGCGGGATCGAGCAGATTGTTGACGGGTTTCACAAACTCACAATCCGCCCCATGCTGATTAGCATTGAGCAGGCGGTAAGAAAGCGCGTGATGACCGCAGGCCAGCGCGCTCGGCTTTCCGCTGAGTTTAGCCACGACGCGTTACTTCGCGGAAACATAAAAGACAGAATGGAAGTCTATTCAAAAGCCGTTCAGAACGGGTTAAAAACCCGCAACGAATGCCGCCAGCTTGAGAACGACCCGCCTATCAAATACGGCGACGAACTTACCGCACAAAGCAACCTTGTCCCCTTATCGCGACTCGGGGCGGCACCCGGAGTACCAACACTATGATGATTCATAAAACGCTTTCGTTGACCGACGTATCGCTGAAAATGGAAGGCGACGCGGGTACGTTTACCGGCTACGCCTCCGTTTTTGGTGGAGTCGATTCCTTCGGCGACACGATTTTAAAAGGCGCATTTGTTGACACGCTAAAGGAAAACGGCACGCCTAAAATGTTCTTCAATCACAAGTGGGCCTTACCGATTGGTAAGTGGACATCACTGATTGAAGACGATGTGGGCCTGCTGGTATCTGGGGAACTCACGCCGAACCTCTCGCTATCTGCTGACGTTCGCGCATCCATGAAGCACGGAACGATCGACGGGTTGAGCATCGGTGGCTTCCTTTCAAAAAACGATTACCAAGAAACGGAAGCAGGTGGGCGCATCATCACAAAGTGGACGCGGCTAATGGAAATATCGCCTGTCGCGTTCCCTGCCGATGGCTCAGCGCGTATTGATACGGCGAGCGTCAAAGGCGAAGATTTGGCAGAAGCCATAAAAGACATTGAAACTGTACGAGATTTTGAGCGTTTCTTGCGGGATGCAGGCGGCCTCAGTAAAGGAGCGGCGGTATCGCTAGTCGCTCGCGCTAAAGCAGTATTTTCAGGCGAGGGTGATCCCGCCAAAGCTGCCGAGGTGAAGGCACTCTCTGAAATTGAGGCGCGCATTGCGCGGATCGTTTCAATGGGTGAGCGTTAAAATCCCGCAAAAAACTCAGCCCTTGGAGGGCAAACATCATGGAACTTGAAAAGATTGCAAAGGGTCTCGACTCTGTTGAGCAAGCACTGAAAACGATGGCCGAGAAGGCCGAAGGTCAGGCGCGTGAAAATGGCAAGGTGTCCGCTGACACTACAGCTGCACTCGACACCATTGGCGTAAAGCAGTTGGAACTTGCTGACCGTCTTGCCCAGCTTGAGCAAAAGGGTTTTGCCCCTGCGCAGGTGGTCGGCGTTGATTCGCTTGGCGACCAGTTGGTAAAGGCCGATGCCCTGAAGAATTATCAGAGCGGGCAGTCCACCAAGTGCCGCGTGGAGTTGAAGAACACCATCGTCGGCGCAGATGCGACCGTTGCGCCTGATCGCAAGCCCGGCGTAGTACCAGGCGCTGCCCCTATGTTGACGCTCGAAGCGTTTTTGAACGCCAGCCCTACTAGCTCGAATGCAATCGAGTTTACCAAGGAACTCGCGTTCACTAACAACGCTGTAGAAGTTGCAGAGGGCGGCGCAAAAACTGAGTCGGCCATCACCTTCTCGCTTGTGTCGATGCCGGTCAGCACGGTTGCGCATTGGCTCAAGATCAGCAAGCAGCTTGCTGGTGATAATGCAGCACTTGCCGCCTACGTCAACAACCGCATGGTTTACGGCGTGAACCGCAAGGTTGAAACTCAATTGGTATCAGGTACAGGTGTGGCCCCGATCATTTCCGGCATTCTGAACGCTGGTAATTTCACGGCCCACGGTTACGCCAACGCCGATCTTGGTGCAACATTGAAAAAGGTTGTGCTGATTCGCAAGATGATGGCCGACTGTCATAACGCCGGTTATCCCGCCGACGCAGTGCTGTTGAACCCTGTTGACTGGGCAGCTATCGAGATCGACTTGCTGACTACCGCAGCCGGTCAGACTCTGCTGTCTTACAACGATGCTGGCCAGCCGCGTCTCTGGGGCTTGCCTGTTATCCAGTCTGTAGGCATGACGCTGGATAACGTGGCCGTCGGCGCGTTCCGCATGGCCTACACGGTGCACAACCGTGAGGGCGTTGTTGTTGAGTTGTCTGATTCCGATTCTGACAACTTCACCAAGAACTTGGTTACTATCCGCGCTGAACGCCGTCTCGCGCTCGCAACGGAAGTGCCGGCCGCTGTACGCGCTGGTGACTTGACACCAGCCTAAGCAACACCGAGCGGCCTTCGGGCCGCTCACCTATTTAATAAGCAGGAGGCAGCATGAGAATCAAGTTCACAGCAAGCGGATTCTGCTCTTCTGTCGGCAATTTTGCGCCGGGCGACATCGCTATCGTCTCTGCCGAGATCGGGCAACATCTGATACGCGACGCACAGTGTGCAGTATCTGCCGAGGTTGTTGTAGCTGAGCCGGTAGCTGAGCCAAAACCATCGCGGGCGCGCAAATGATTTACCGCCTCTCCGATCCGGTTACCGAGCCGGTCTCCTTGGCTGAGGCCAAGGCCCATTTGCGCGTTGACGTGACCGACGATGATGCGCTGATCACGGCGATAATCAGCGCGGCGCGTGACTCGGCGGAGATGTACTGCAATCGCCCGTGGGCGGCAGCCTCGTTTGTGGAGACGTTCGATTCTTTGGTTGGTACGGAAATCCAGTTGACTGCTACGGGGGTCACGGCTGTTTCAAAAGTCGAATGCCTTGATGCCGCTGGCGCGGCACAGTCTGTTACCACAGGTATCACGCTGGACGCGCTGAGCGGATTAGTAACGCTGGCAAGCGCCGTTAGTGGGACTAGGGTAAAAGTGTATTACTCCGCTGGTTCTGCCACGGTGCCAGCATCAATAAAGCAGGCGTTGCTGCTCAAGATTGGTGACATGTACGAAAACCGCGCCGCGCAACAGTGGCAGGCGCTGTACGTCAATCAAGCAACCTCCTCGCTCATGTACCCTTACCGCGTGCGGATTGGCGTATGAAGTGGATGCCGGGGGAGCTAGACCAACGCATCAAGGTCGTGCGCGAAACGCTTGCAGACGACGGCATGGGCGGGCATACGGCAACAACTGCAACCTACGCGACGTTGTGGGCCAAGGTCATTGCATCGGCAGGCAACGAGCGGCAAGAAGCTGGCGCAATCGCGGCGAGCGCGTCATACAAATTTGTGATCCGGTATCGTTCGGACATTCTCGATTCTGACTATATCGAGTGGGGGGGCGTAAGGTACAACATCAGGGCGCTACCAATTGGCGGGCAGCGCACGATGTATCTTGAGATCGTAGCAGAGCGGGGGGTTGCGTGATGGGCGCAAACAACACGTTCACGATTGAAGGCCTCGATGAGGTTCGCGCAATGCTTAAAGATGTTGCGCCTCGCGAGGCTAACAACATCATGCGCGCCACGATTCGCGCAATTACCGTATCAATAAACAAAGACGCAAAAGCGAACGCGCCTGTAGATTCTGGCGCAATGAAGGCAAGCTTGAAGGTGCGCTCGCGAAAATCAAAGCCGGACAATCCTATTTTTGAAATCTGGGCGGGCGCGAAGGGCGCAACGTTCGACGCTTATTACTGGCGGTTCGTTGAATACGGAACAAAAGACACGTCCCCCCGGCCATTCGTTCGTCCCGCAGTAGACGCGGCACGCGCAAGGATGTCTAGCATGTTGCGCGATGAGTTTGGCAAGAAGTGGGAAAAAGCACTTGCCAAAAAACGCAAATCAGCCGCCAAGATTCCGGGGGAATGACATGGGATTTTCAACGGCAATACAGGCTGCTGTTTTTTCTCGGTTAAAAAATTACTCACCGTTAACCGCCATCATCAAGGCGGTCTATGACGACGTGCCACAGCCAGCGGACTCGGGCAAGTTGGCTACGTTCCCGTATGTTGTTATCGGCGACGACTCGATTGTTGAGTGGGATACCGACACCGAGCTTGGTGCTGATGCGACCGTCACGATCCATATATGGAGCCGTGCCAAAGGACGCAAGGAAGTTAAAGCAATAACAGACGTGATCTATAATGCGTTGCACCGTTATGATATTATCGTGACAGGCTACTCGCTTGTTGGGGTTGACTGGGTTTCCGCTCAGTCGTTTTTGGATGCGGACGGAATTACCCGTCACGGCATCGCGGTTTTCAGAATCACGATTGAGGGTTGAGACCATGGCAGCAAAAAAAGGCAGAAGTTTTTTAATCAAGCGCGGCGCAGTCACGGTTGCTGGCGTCAAGACAAAAGGCGTTGCCTTTGCTGGTGAGCCAATTGATATTACCAGTGATGACGACCTCGGCTATCGCACCTTGCTTGGCGATGTTGGCACGCAGTCGATTGACTTGTCCGTCGAGGGCGTTACCAAGGATTCGACGTTGAGAGTCGCTGCAATTACTGGCGGCTCGCTCATGCTCACGGACGTGACGCTGGTGTATACAGACGGCGGCATTTTGGCAGGTGATTTTTTCCTGACATCGTTCGAGGAAACCGGAACGTATAATGAAGCCGTGACATTCTCGGCCTCGTTGCAGTCGTCTGGTGACTGGACTTACACGGCAGGAACACCGTAAATGAGCGGCTTATTCAAGGAGGTCGCCCTGTCATGGGGCGGCCAAGAATATACGGTTCCCGCTGATAAGGTCATGCGCTTGATCGCAATCGTCGAGGACATCATCACGCTTGAAGAACTGGTTGCGTCATCTGGCCGGAAGCGAGTGAAGATCAGCGAGGCTTATGCCGCTGCGCTGCGCTATGCAGGGTGTAGGGTCACGGACGAAGATGTATACGCCTCGCTTTTTTCTGCTGACAGCGCAGAGGTTACAGTCACAGCAATCAACGGGCTGTTAATGATGATGGTTCCGCCTGCTCAGATTGTTGCGGATGACGCTAAAAAAAAGCCAGCGGCGAAAGTGAAGACTGCTCGAAGTTCGTCAAGACCGCGTACCTAACGGCGGTCGGCGTTGGCTGGTGCAGCCCGTCAGATTTTTGGCGGATGCACCCGGATGAGTTTTGGTGGTTGTACGAATCAAAATTGCCGCCTGTTGAAAAGGATTCATGGGCGGCGCTGTATGAGGAGCTAGGCTGATGGCTGAGACAGTAGGTGATATAGCCGTCAGAGTCGGCGCTGATGTTTCCGGCATAACGTCGGGCATGTCAAAGGCTGGCGACAGTCTGGACAAGTTTGGCGGACGGGTTAGCACAACCACCAAGTTGATGGTTGGCCTTACCGCATCTCTAGCAGCAACCGCCGCTGCTGCTGTTGTCGCGGCAACTAGCCAGATTGATCTTGCTGACAAGACGATGAAGGCGTCTCAAGCTGCTGGCATCAGCACTCAAGAATTTTCAAAGCTGTCGTACGCCATGAGCCTTGGCGTTGATGGTGGCGGCGACCTCGCTAACACAATGAAGTTTTTGAATAAAGCCATCGCGGCCGCTGGAGACGGCACTAAGGCGAACGTGGAAGATTTCACGCGCATGGGCATCGCTTATAAAAACGCAGACGGTACGCTGAGATCGTCTGCCGATGTCATGCTCGATATATCTGAAAAGTTCAGCCTGATGAAAGATGGCGCAGAAAAAACCGCTTTCGCCTTGGCCTTTTTTGGCAAGTCTGGCGCGGACATGGTGCCGTTTTTGAATCAAGGCAAGCAGTCGATTGTCGAGACAATGCAAGAGGCTGAGAAATTCGGCAAGGTGATTGGTCCTGAGTTTGCAAAGAACTCTGAAAAGTTCAACGACAACCTCACGCGCATGAAGGCCATCATATCTGGCACAAGTGCCGGGTTGACTGAGGCTATTCTCCCGGCACTTGTTGAGTTGAGTGATCGGATTATAGCGGCCGCTGGCGGCATGGACGAGTTCAAGGATAAGCTAGCGGCTGTCGGGAAAGTTGTTGAGGTTTTAGCAGGCGCGCTTATCGGCAGGTTGGTTTTTGCAGCTGGGGCGTCTGTTGTTGCGTTTGTAGCTGCGACAGCGCAGAGCATCGCCTACCAGGTCGCGCTTGCTCGCATGGCAGGTCAAGCAGGTGTAACGGCTGTCGCCCTTGCCGGATTAAAAACAGTCGCCTCCACAATGCTTGGCGTTTTTGGCGGACCTGTCGGCCTTGCCCTCACAATCGCTGGTGCAGCGGTTGCGCTTATTGATTTTTCAAAGTGGTCTGGCAAGGCGACGCTGACAGCATCCGAGTTTAATTCAATGATTGCCGAAACCACCGGCAATCTTAAAGAAATGAACAAAGTCCAGTTTGACAACAAGCTGTCAAAGCTTATGGATGAAATGCTTGTTCGCCAGAAGCAGATTGTTGAGATCAACGATCAGGCCGCGAAGTCTAACGCCAAACTCGGGAAAGGTGAAACGGAGCGCATTGCAGCATTACAAGGGCAACTCACACAATTGGCCGTCGCCTACAAGACAGTGCAAGATCAGAAAGCCGCCGCAATGGCTGAGCCAGCAGCCTCTCCCGGTTTTACGCCAGCCGCTGCATCTAGTGGCGGCGGATCCGACGTGAAAGCAGCCGCAGAGGCGAAGGCGCTAGCCGATCGGCAAACAGCGTTGGCCAACGAAATCGAAGCCGAACTATGGGCAGAGGGCGAGAAACAGGCACAAAAAGATCAGATGTTGCGCGAGGGCGCGGCCAAAGAACTGGCGCGTCTTGACCAGCAATATATGACTGAGCAGGAGCGGCTTGCTCAAAAGTTTGAAGAAGAGAATGCAATTATTGCGGCTGCACGTGAGGCCGGTATCAGCACAAAAGATGAGCTTGACGCTCGCGAATTGCAGTCGATGATGGCGCATGAGTCTGCGCTGTCTGAAATTACAAAGCGCGAAACGGATCGGCGCATTGAAGATGCAAAACGCGAGGCCGCGAATAAAAAAGCAATTCTCGGTGATGCCATGAACGCGCTCACAAGCCTGATGAACAGTGGCTCTCGCAAGATGTTCGAGGTCGGGAAGGCCGCGTCAATTTCACAGGCAATCGTCTCGACAATTACCGGCGCGACCAAGGCGCTTGAGTTGGGCTGGCCGCTTGGCCCTTTGGCAGCGTCTGCAATTACCGCTGGCGGTATGTCTAACGTGGCCAACATCAGGCGGCAGACGTTCGGCGGCGGTGGGAGCGTAGGCTCCACATCAATGCCAACAGCGAACATCAACGCAGCAGCCACGGGCACAGGTGGCGGATCGGCAGCGTCTGGCCCATCTCAGCGAAGCAATGTCACGCTGGTTGGTGATTATTTCGGTCGTGAGGCCGTGATCGGCCTGCTTCACGAGGCAT